GGACAAGTGCGAGAACTTGATCAAGGATTTTGTCAGACAGGGGTTCATACCCGGGACAAGGCAACTGGACAAGAAGGATAAATCTATCGGCCACTGGGCTGACGCGGTTGGTTACTACGTTAACAAAGAGCACGCCATTCGAAGGATGCGTGCACGGCACTAGAAGAAGGAGAGAGTCATGATTATTTCGAAGTTCGCAAGCCTGTTCGACCCATACGGAAGTGGGGGAGGCGAGAGACTCAATCAGCTGGCGATTATCGAACAACGTGACGGTGAGGAAAAAACGGAGCAGGATCTCGCGAAAAGGCTGGTCTCATGGTATATGCGAGACCGTCCCGTGATTCTCGAATATCTCAAGACGCAGGCCAAGATTACTTTCGGGGACAAGGTTGAAAGATGGCAATGGCCGATCATAAACGGTGTCCACCGAATGGTCCGGAGATCGGCGTCGACCTATAGAAAGCCCCCCGAAAGGAAGTACTCCCTCAAGGGCAAGGAACTGGAGCCCCAGAGCCCGGAGATGCTCTCTGTCAAACACATGCTCCGTAGGATCAAACCCACCAAGAAGTACAGAGAGCTGGACAGGTATTCGTTTCTCTTGAACGTCGCTCACATGGAGCCCGTATGGCGAAACGGTGCGGTGCACTGGGATATCCACTTAAGACCAGTAGTCACCGTGATTCCCGATCCCCAGGATCATTTGGAAATCGCGGAGTTCTACAAGTGGCAGATATTCCACAACCCGGATAAACCCGGACAGGAAATCAAGGGCTACCGGGTGTGGACGGACAAAGAGCACTACTTCCTGAGAAACGACGGGCAGGTGTTTGCTCTGGCGTGGACGGGCCAGCCCTCCACAAACAACCCCTATCTGGGGGCCAAGCTCCGGTATTCCGACAAGCCCATTCCCATAATCACCGTGAGAAAACTCCAGGCCGATGAATACTGGGGCAGATACGGAGCCGATTTGGTCGACGCTTTCGAGCAGGCCGCGATTCAATTGGGGGATATGTGGCAGAACGCTTTCCTGCAGAGCCACGCCGTAGCCGTATTGATTAACTGTCTGTTGGGAGACCAGACCAAACCGGGACAGAAAATCGACCTCAGCGCGGAAAAACCGATCATCGTCGACGGTGTGACTTCAGAGGACGTCCTTCCCCAGATTAACTTCCACAAGCCCGACACGGATCTGGAAAAACTCCAGAGCCTCATCGACTGGTTCATTCGCAATGCTGGTTCGGCCTATGGCCAGCCCCCCTCAGCCTGGAGCCAGGAGAACCAGCCTGAATCGGGATTCTCCAAACTGGTAGACGAACTGGAGATCATGGAAATTCGCGACGAGGAAATAGTCGACTGGAAGGAGATAGAACAGAAGGGGTTTGAGTGGACCAAAATAGTCCACAACACGTGGTGCGCTCCAGGGGAAAGAGTCAACCCCGAAATAGAACTGGAGACGACTTTCAAGGAAGTTGAGTTTCCCATGAGCGCCCAGGAAGACGCAGCTTACTGGTCGCCGGCCATAGCTGACAACCGCGAGAGCGTCGTGGATTACATCATGAAGAAGAGAAAGATCGACAACCGAGACGAGGCTTTGAAAGTCGCCAAGACAATCGCTCAGGAGAACAACGAGCTGAGGAAAATGGGGCTGGACCCCAGTGCTATCGCCAATAACTAGGAGTTGATCATGGCTCTTTCACAAAGAGAGCTCAAAGAGATTCTCTCCATGCTGGCCTACGAACAGGGCCAGATGGAGAAGCTCGCGGATACTTTGGAGGACGATATCCTCAAAGCGTTCAGAAGGGGTCAGGCTTACACATTCAGAAGAATGCGGGCCATTATCTCCGAGGCTCCTGACTGGAAGACGCTAACCCAGAGCGATCGTCTCAACTGGTGGGTTCAGAACAAGAAGAGTATCGACGAGGCCCTCTTGAGTTCTGGGTATGGTGAGGCGGTCAATTCCTACATCGACCAGCTTCCGAAATTCTCGCAATTAACGGCGAAGATGCTCAAGGCCCAGAAGTTACAATTCGGTGGCTTGCCTCCCGAATTGATAAAGCACATCCAGGGAATCACTCGAGAGCGATTCATGGAGCTGGGCGCCGCGGCGAATACGGAAGTGTCCAATCTGTTCTTTCAGAGCGTCATTACCGGAAAATACAAAGCCGGGGCGCTGGCGACTCTCAAGGGGAAGATTACGGGGACGTACAAGTGGGGCAAAGGCAAGGGAATGTACGAATGGCACGCCACCACCTACGCCCGGACCTCACATATAACGGCCGCAAGGGAGTTTCAGGCCGCTCAGGCCAATGAGTTAAACCTCGAGAGGTTCATGGGTATTGGCCCATTAGACAGCTTGACGCGGCCTTTTTGTGTGAAGCATGTGGGTAAAGTCTATACCCGCGAAGAAATCGACCAGATGGACAACGGCTCGACTCGTTCGGATGTGTTTGTGGACTTCGGGGGCTGGAACTGCAGACACTCATGGCCGCCGGTTACCAAAGAAGTAGCGGATGCCATTAACGCCAATCCCGAAACGGCTCAGGACGCTGTGCGTCAGGGAAGAGCGGGAATCAGGACGTTTTCGAGTAAGGACGTGGAGGGATGGGACAAAGCCACAACCATAGCCGAGGCCGAAGAATGGGCGCGGAGCAAGAATCTGGCGGATGTAGTTGGATATTCCGGGATGCACATCTCGGCCGCAAACGAGGTCAATCGACACATGGCAGTTCTCTTAAGAGAGTTCCCGGACGCCCGGAGGAAGATGGGGTTTCTCGGGTCGCAGATCGACGCGAACATCTATCGCGATGTAAGGGGCTTCGTGCCATTGAACATGCCACCGGGTAATTACGCAGGGGCCTTCAGTGGTGGCGGGGGCGGTGTGGCGTTTCGCACAGCAGATTTCGCCTCAAGGGAAGCGATCAGGGAGATGCTGCGCAGAGCTCAGGACGGTATCAGCAGGGGATGGTTTACACCCGGGAAAGCATCAATCAGGCGCCTTGTATACCATGAATTCGGCCACGTCATGGACTTCACGAAAAATATCAGGACATCAAAGCCCTTCTTGGATATAATTTTAGAGATGAGAAAAGTAGGGAGGATCGAAAAACTCCTGTGCGAGTATTCAGAGTACGAGAAAGCGGCATTTGCCTGGTACAGGGGGTTCCCAGAGATCCCCTCGGAATCTCTGGTTGAGTATTTAATCAACGACGCGCCCAGGGAGTACGCTCGAAGAATTGGTGAAGAGATGCTTCGTAGGTTTAAAGCGGTGAAATCATGACCCAGCGATTTGCTCCAATGTGTCTGTGGTGTAAGCACAGAACAGACGGCATATAGAATACGGATGAGCTCGGGCCAATCCCAAGCACACCTACGTGTAAAGCGTTTCCGAACGGAATCCCGGATAAGATATTCTTTGAGATAGGGGACCACAGAAAAGAATGGCCGGGTGACAACGGTATTCAGTTCGAAGCGTCTGACGAAGAACTCCCTGAGTATATGCAGTGGCAACCGTATAAGTGATCGACATCATCTCCATACCTTCGGGAAGCTGGAAGAGAGAAGGCTTCTCAAAATGCCCGGAGTGTCACAAGGATACCTGTGACACTCTCAGGTACTACTCAGACCCCGACTACCACAAGATGCTCTACATTCTTCTGAAGTGCCCGTGTGGCTATGTAGACAGCAGGGATTCGGAAGGTAGATACATCTCCGCTTTTGAACTGCCCAAGGAATAGGATGCGCTCTTTTCAGAACTGCCCCTTTGTTTCTTGACGATTTTTCCAAACGTCCTCTAAGTTGAAAATGTAGATACGCGAAGTTGTTTCGCGTAAAAAAGTGTTCCGCAACACAAAAGGTTCCGACGACCTAGTGATGCGGTTTTTTATTACCATAAGTTTCAGTGCTGCCCTTTCTCGGCACTGCCAACGCGCCCCCTTGAGGTTTTGTGTCGGAGCCTTTCCTCTTGGGGGCGTTCTGTGTTCTAAGGGGTAAATGATGTCCGTCGAAACTGCTTATCGGAATGAAAACTGGCGTGAGATCGACCTCTCGGTTGTGTCCAGCCCATACCGACTCCCTTCTATCGACATGAGGTACTACTCACACGTAACGATGGAAACGGAAGTGCTTGCCACGATAACCGGGGGGACTGTGTTGACGACGGAATGCACCGGGGTGTTTGAGCCTGAGGCGACCCTTGAAAATGCTTCGAAACTGCGTATAGGCGGTCCGTCTGACGGCGCGCCGGGCACGAGTTTCGACATAGCTGCGGCAAGTGGAACCGCATTGGGGGAGCGCAGGCAATCCATGCCCTGTCGAACAGTGGGGAGTGCGGCGGCTGCGCCGCTGTGTGTTCCCTATGCCGTGTTTGTGCTCAACTTCGACCACACCGCGGGCAAGATAAGATTCAAATATCAGTGTTGGTAGAGGTTCATAACGCTCCCAGAGGGGAGCAGGCTCTTAAGAGCGCCCAGTCGGGCAAAGGATGGGAATGAAAAAACTCATCGACCAGATTCTGGCCCTGATAAAGAAGTCGGGGATAGAGGTCAAAGGCGAGGAACTCGAAGATTTCAAAGAGCGCCTTGCGAGTGTGTCACTCAAAGATGCCGGGTTCATAGAGCTTGGCGACGATCAAATTGTAGTCAGTGAGCAATCCTACAACGAACAGCGCAAGGACTTAAGAACCCTGCGCCAGGCGAAGAACGACCTTCAAAGCAAGGTCGACGACCTGACCGAAACGCTCAAGTCGGGAGATTCCCTGAATCTCAAACGCGCCGAAACCGCTGAGGACAAGCTCAAGAAACAAGAACCACTCGTGGAAAAGCTGATGACCCAGGCCCGCACTCGATGGGACAGGATCTCGAAAACCATCCCCCAGCCCGAGAATGACACCGACGTCAAAACCTCAGAGCTGAGGAAGAGGTTTAAGTTTGGAGATCCCCAAAAAGGTGACGAGGGCAAGTTGTCAGACGATGACGTGCTGGCCAATCTGGACAACGTCGAAGAGTTTCGTGCTCTGGGATTACTGGAGCACAAAGAGCCGGATGACAAAACAATCATCACTCCGAGCTCCAAGAATACCGATCTGAAGGTAAACATATCTGACGATGACAAGGTATTGGAGGGACTCTTCCAGGGTTCAGCTGGTAATGCGCGTTAGTCTCCACGAGGCATTGATGGGAGACATCCAATGGAACTTCTGCCCCAAGTACACGAGCGCGAAACCTCTCCGGTTAAAAAGCTCGTCATTCGCAAGCTCTACGAATATGAGGAATTCTTTCGGTATATTCCGATGGAAGAGACCCTCCCGGACCATCCGTATGATCGGGTGACCTCGTATCCTTCTGTCGGGTTCCGCAAGTACAACGAAGACTTCCCGGAATCCGTAGGTGTCATCCAGAGGGATGTGGAGCACCTCCACGACTTCGGCACCAACTGCGACATCGACAA